TGAACGGCTCGCCCTCACGGCGCATCAGGCGGTACTTTTTCGCCATCAGCCGCGAAAACGCCTCCGCAAAGGTGCGCGCGATGAACTCTTCCTGCTGCTGGCCCTGTGCCTGCATCATGGCCGTGCCGGTCGCGGTTTTGTTGAGTGCGTCGGCGTCCAGCCCCTGGTTCAGCCGCGTGATGCCGGTGCGGGACTCTCGCTCGCCGGTCATCCACTCCATGACGGTGAGAGACTTGCCGACATCAAAATTCGTGCTGAACGGCGTGATCGCGCTGGCATCCCGCACGCGGATCGGCGCGCCGGCAATGGGCGACAGAAGGTCGTCAATGGTGTTCTCGGACGCGCCTTGCTCCGCCACGACAGGACGCGGCAGATTGCCCTGATACATCCCATCCATAAGCTGGCGTGCGATGGTCGACCGCGCTAGCTGGATGTCCATCACCTTGTCCGCCAGCGAATAGCCAATCAGCCGGTTGGCGCGCGGGAATGGCGTGAACACAGAGAAAGGCTGCTCATCGATCGTCTCGATGGCGTCTTGACCCGTCTCCGCCCACCGCAGAATTTCATTCTCGACGCGAAACACCTGCACGCGCTCGGCAATGCCGTCGGCGTCAATGTCCATGCGCGCATATTCCTCACGCAGCTGGACCAGTTGCAAGGCCGGCGTGCTTTCCGGATCGACCTCCCAGCCATCACGGTCGCGGCGGCGGTCATCGGGCAGCACGGAATAGAGCGGCAGCGCGTACACCTGTTCGCGGTCGAAACCCATGTCCACCAGATCGGAGCGCGTCTTGACCGACACATGCGCCAGATAGTCCGCGTCATCCTCATGACGTGCACGGGCGGAGTAGCGGAATTCCTCGCGCGGGATGACCTCATCCACGAACCGTTTGCGGGTAATTTCGCGTTTGATGGAGACGACTAGGCCTTGCTCGGTTTCCTCATATTCCTCAATCTCGCCTTCCATGCCCTGGAGTTCGACAGGATCGGACACCACCACCCGGTCCCGCACCACCCGCTCTTCGCTGCGCACCGACGTTTTGACGACGCCGTACTTTTCCAACAGCCCCGACGACAGCCAATCATGCAACACGCGGAAGCCATCCTGGTCCCGCATGAAGCTGTATCCGATCGCCGCCGTGGCCTCATCCGCCGCCGGCTCATCGGCTTCATCCGTGGCCTCGAACTCCACCACACGGTCGCCGCTGATGAACGTGCGCAGGACGGACGGCACCATGTAATCGATCGTCTCCTGTACGTCCGGCAGGATGATCTGGCTACGGCCGTCTACCTCGTTGCCGAACGGCTTGGCCTCGTAATAGTCATGCGCCATGTCCTGCGCATCACGGATACGCTCCCACTCGCTGTCCGCGCTGTCCGCTTCCCGGCGCAGGGCATCGATCAGTTCGTCGATGTCAGGGCCGGTGGCCGCAGACGCGACAACGGCTTCGTCAGGATCGACCACGGACAGAAGCGGATTGGTGGCCATCAAACAATTCCTCGGCGCAATTTGCTCAAGTCCAGCGTAACAGCTTTACGCGGCTCTTCATAGGCCACGCAGCCAGTCCCGAACGCATCGCAGTTATGAACGACTGCACCATTAGCCAGCGTGAACCAATGGCCGTCGTCTACCGTAATATCCCAAACGTCTTCACGCTCATTCAGTAGCCACACGCCTACGATATGCAGCGGCTTTGCAAACTGCGGTGCAGTAGATTTGTGAGTTGCCACTTTTGCGCACCAATGCGTCAAACGTGCAATCGCATTGAGGGCACTGCTTCGGTTCCCGCCTCCACTTTGTCCAGCTTTTAGACCGCTCAGCATGGCGCTTATGCCAAAGACGCCCCTCTTCTGATTTATGCCAATCGGCTGCACGCTGGCGTGCAGTATCGCTGAAGCCACGGCCTCGCCCGTGTTCCTCCCAAGTGAGGGATAAATGCTCTCGGCCATCCAAGCATTCGAGGTTGTCAAGCCGGTTGTTGAGTTTGTTACCGTCGCGGTGGTGGATGTGGCAGCCTTTGGGAATAGGCCCGAAAGCATCGCGCCAAACGTCGCGGTGAAGGCGCTTACCACCCCGTGCAAGATATTGTTCGCTCGGCCACATGCGATAGAGACCGCCATCGAAATACGCCGTGAGCGCGTCAAGGACGACTGGATCTGCGAACCCTTCGCGAGGGCAACGGCGGATTTCCACCCGCTCGCCGTGTAGAACATATGATCCGGCGTACATCTCACCGTAAACCCGCCGCTGAATAGGACTTCCACAAGCGAAGCATTCGCACGTGTGATCCGTGGGCTGTGATACGTCTTCCAACCGCATGGCGTCATTACCTCTCCGTTAGCAGGGAGGCTATCTATCCGACGCATTCCGTTACGCGTCAATACCATAGTGTCGGCGGTGAAACACGAATGGCTCGACCAGTCGTGGTTCGGCCCCAGCCCAATACCCCGATCAGTGTCCCGCTTTTCGTGATACCAGCCCAACGCCTTCAACCCTGCCGCACACTTGTCTTCGTCAAAGCGCATCCGCGAGAATAGTTGCCGCGCCTTCTCGACACGCTGCATGGCCGCACCCTTACCCTGGTTCGGCACGATCTCGACCTGGTAGTCCGCTGCCTCCAGGGCCTTACGGTACGACGTGTCGAACACCTTATCCTGTGTGTCACCATCGTGCGGTAGCCAAATCTTGCAGCGATCGGGACTATAACCCTGCGACCGCATCCAGTTGAGATGTGCGCTGACAGGCTGCCCCTGCTGCTCGTAATGATTGACCCAACGTATTTCCGTGCCGACGAACTGCGCTGCCCAAAACACGAAGTTGTCCGCCTTGGCCCCGGTGCCGCCGATGTCCGCAAACAGGCGCACGATCAGGTTGGGATCTTCGGCCACCATGCCAATGCGGCCGTCCTCGCGTGCCTTAGTCAGGTGCGGTGCGAAATACGCGCCCTCCACCACGCGGATGAAATCACCCTCCCAAATGTGGTCGTAGAGGTGGGGGCGCTGTTCTTTGTCCCGCAGCCGCACGCGGTCAAGGATGTCGGGAAACCACGGGTTATCACGCCAATTGAGTGGGACGATCTTGACCCGGTCCCCGCCCCCAGCCCTGAAACGCTTATTCGTTGGGCTGTCCTCGCGCTCTGGGTTCCACGTTACCCACAACTCGCTATCCTCTTCACGCAGTGTCGGGATTAGCTTCGTCCAGGCTTCCTCGCCCACGCCCTCAGCCTCATCCACCCAGCACAGCAGGATGCGCGCCTTGGACTTCACGCTGTCGATGTTGCGATCCAGGCCAGTGAAGCTGTACGACACCCGGCCGTCTGCTGTGCGGATGTATTTCTCGCCAATATCGAAATAGGGCAGCAGCCAATCCGTCTCACGGATGGCCGCCTTGATCTCCTCTAGCGAGCTGTCCGCCAAAGAGTTCATGAACACGCGCCCACAAAGGATGATGCCTTCACGGCCGGCCTGGCTCCACATCAACGCCCGCACCGCTGTCATCTTGGCAAAGGTGCGCGTCTTGCCACTACCCCGGCCGCCCCATGCCCCGCGAACGTCGGCGGCCCCGTCGAATACGTCGACCAGCTTTTCGGGCATCTGGACGGTTACAGTTGTCATTCGGGGCGAACGGGCGTCAACGTGATGTGACTGATAGCAACTGGCCCGCCTTCACCGCCAGTAAGTTCGACAGCCTGCGCCGGGCGCCCAAATCCTCTATCCAATATTTCTTTAGCCGCCACTAGAGCGGTTTCTGGCCTCGACAAGGCGTCTACCAACACCTGAAGGGCCGCCGGGGAATGCTCCCTAGCGGCTTCAGAAAGCGTCCGGCCATCAGGCATGACCGCTTTTGCGCGCCCTCCAGGATTGCCCGATTGTCCTTTAACGAACGGCATATATCCTCAATGTTGAAAGCAATATCATGCTTATCCTAAAATAGCCCTAATCAACCGATTAGCCAAGCCCCTGCCGAGCCCCCAGCCAAAGCCGCGTTTGAAGTGGTGCCAGATCATGACTGCGATCTCCGTTTAGCCTGTGCGCGTTGTTCGATTATCCTGCGGCACGTCCGGCAGGCTTGCCCGTTTCCGTGCCGCTTGGAGTTCTCCGCCGTGCGGGGGTGGCCGCAGGGGTAGGTATCAGAGGATTTCACCACTGTTTACCGTTAAAGCGCGCTTTGTGGTTCCACATCCGATACGCTCCGCCCATTGTAGGGAACACGGTGAAGGCAACCTGATCACCGTCAATCTCAGTGATTTCAACTTTGTTACGATGATCTGGATGGCGCACCCGATCACCAACCTTCACTTTGCCACCCGCACGATAAGAGCGTCCCACTCTGCCCAGAGCTTGCGGGTATAGTTAGTCTGCGGCTGGTCTGCGTAAATTGCCAAGGTTGCTTTGATGTCAGCGAGTGCGAACTTAATTTCAGCCTGGGTCATCGTGTGTCTCCGCTTTGTTGGACCCCTTATGTCACCCAACAGCAGCCGCGTCAACCAACAAAATGCAATTATTTTTCCTTCCTCCCTTCATGATTGCGGAGAGCGGTGAGGGCGGCGGTGGCGGCAGCTGTCAGCTCGTCACGGGTATGGTGGTGTGCGAACGTGTCTCCGTCCCAGGTCTTTACCTGCCCGATAGCTTTGCGTGCCACCTCGACCGGCGCCTCGTCATCCTGTGTCTGGGGGTGGGTCATGGGCGGGGCATCCCTGAAGCGACAACCGAGCTTGCCAGCCAGATATGAGCGATGATCATAACTGGCCAAAATGCCGTATCCTCGTCGCCAAGGAGCAAGGCCATGGTCAGGAGGGCCAAACCCCCGACACGCAAGATGACGACTTTCACTTCCCCGTCTCCCCGGCAAGGGCGAGTTCACGGCCGCGAGCGAGGGCCTTCCGCGCAACAGTTACATCAATGCCCTCGTCACGATCCCCCGCGCGAATGTTGCCCGCC